TGTATGAAATTACAAGTAGTCAGGACACAATATGGTAAGGATGCAACTAATGGGATGTTGTTTATTGATGGTAAGTTTGAGTGTTATACTTTAGAGGACCAGTATCAAGCAGTCAAAGTGATGCACGAAACCTGCATACCAGAAGGTACATACAAACTTAAACTTAGGACAATTGGTGGATTCAATACTCGTTACACTAAGAAATACCCTACCTTTCATAGAGGTATGTTGTGGTTACAAGATGTACCAGGCTTTGAATATATCCTGATCCATCAAGGAAACACAGATGAACACACATCAGGTTGCCTTATTGTAGGTGACTCACAACAAGACTTAGATGTAAACTTTAATGGTATGGTTGGCAGTAGTGCTAACGCTTACAAGAAACTCTATCCTAAAGTGTCAGGTGCAATACTTAAAGGTGATGATGTCACCATAGAATATACAAAGATAAACCTTAGTGGTGAAGATAACAAAGCTAAAGACCATATGATACTAGCTGATAGCGTATATGAAAAACTTCAAGAGATAAATGGAAATGTTATCAAAACAAATGCAATGCTAAAAGGTAGACTTATTACATAATGTTTGAGCGATTCAAAAGAAAAAGAAACGAGGATGGTACATTCAAAATGGATGTTAGGTGGACACCTTGGAACGAAGCCTGGAGTTATAAAATGAATGAAGAACTAAAAGATATGTTAGAGAGAGCTGTATGGACTTTCATAGAAGCCTTTCTCGGTGCATTAGTTATCAGCCCAATGGTAGGAATAGAGGCATCAGCCCTTGAAATTGCTGCTATATCTGGTGGTGGTGCTGCTTTATCAGTCATCAAGACATTCGCAAAGAAAAAAATAAGCTAAGAAACTGTCCTAATATCTGTCTATAATAGTCTTAACAGAAAGGCTGCTAATGACAGAAGAACTAGGAAACAACTACTACAAATCAGGATGGTTACCCTCTATAGAGTTTGACCACAAGACTGGTAAGGGTGAGATTACTTATGTAGGTACTGACCCTGACTACGACAAGAAGTATGATTCTATACTAAAAGACTGGGGATTTGACCCTAAGTATTATGAGATTGAAGGTTCTGTCAAAGCATCTAGTTGGAATACACAGCTTAAAGGTGGTACAGTAGAAACCTTTTATGCTTTTAAAGGTGTAGTTAAAAGAAAGAATCCAGCATTAGATGAATACTTTAATGAACTACTAAAGCTGTTTAAACACAAACCCCCATTAAAGAATAAAAAATATGGTGGTGACACTGCATTTATATTTACATTAGCAGACTGGCAATTAGGTAAAGCTGATTATGGCGTAGAGAATACCATTGAACGCTACGAGGTTGCCCTACAAGAGGCAGTCAAACAGATTAAGGCACTGCGTAAGGCAGGTACAGCTATAGATGAGGTGTTCTTATTAGGATTAGGTGACCTCACAGAAAATTGTGACCAGAGCTTCTACTCCTCAATGCCCTTTAATCTGGAGCTAAATCTATCTCAACAATATAGATTAGCTAGACAAATGATTATGAAAACTGTTGATACATTTCTACCAGTTGTTGACAAGATAACGATTTGTGGAATCGGTGGTAACCACGGAGAAATGACAAGAGCTGCTAAAGGTCAGGTGTTATCTACGAGGTTAGACAACTCTGATATGATGCACTTTGAAGTATGCAAAGAAATAATGGCACAGAACAAGCGATATAAAAATGTTAAAGTTATTTTGCCTACTGATTACCACCATCTGTTAGAGATAAAAGGTATAGGTGTAGCTATAACTCACGGACATATGACTACTGGTGGTGCAGGACCTGAAGGTAAGATAATGAAATGGTGGCAAGGTCAGATGTTTGGTTGGTTGCCTAGTGGTGCTGCTGAAATTTTAATAACAGGTCACTATCATCATCCAAGATTACTGAAACAAGGCAAAAGAACTTGGATGCAGTGTCCATCTATTGATGCGAGTAAAGACTTTACTGCTCGTACCGGTATGTGGAATGAGCCAGGTGTCTTAACTTTTACTATTAATAAAGATGGTTGGGATAATTATAAGATTGTTTAAACAGAGTACATACTGTATTTGACAGTGAGTTCTGTACCTGCTGGAATAAATTCCTCTGTAAATAAATAGCGTGTCATCTTGCCTGTAATTTTACAGTTAGGTGTTTCGCTATGATTAATGAAACCACCAAGAGGTGTACGCAGTAGGTTATTATCTTCACCAAACCAGTGTGCGTGTGTCATACCTAATGACTCGTATGGTTCTAAATCTTTTAAGGTAAACAAACCCAACCCTTCTACCTTACTTGGTTGTATAGTAAGGTAGTCAGGTAAAGGTCTATACATTATTCTTCTTCCTGTGTTACTGCTTCATTAGTAATAGTCATAGGATGTAGAGGTAAGATTGCAGCAATCTCTTGCTTACCATCTGGCTTGTTAAATATAATTGTTTTAAAGCTACCTCTCTTTTCTAACTCTGCTAGTAGTTCTAGCATATTTACTTCAGATATATCAGTCATAGTATCTCCTTTGTATGTACTTTAGCATCTGATTCATACAGATACCCTACTCTTTTATTTTTGTTCTCTCTGTTTTCAAACCTACTTGTTGTAGGCATAGGTCTTTCTGTCCAGGCAAAATCGTAACCACTGTCAGTCAAGTCTGTTATGTTCCAAGTGTGTATATTTTTTTTATACTCATTAAGATATACAAACTTTCTACCACTTTCAGCAGCAAGAGTAAGATTAGTAAGGTACTTATCTTCTTGTATAATCCAGGAATCATACTTAGTATCTCTTGATTTTATCTCAACAAGATACAGTTTATTTTCTGCATCATATGGTGAGTACTCATCTTCAGCCATTGTAAGTTCATCCATAACATCTTTATACAAGTCGTTTAAACAATTAACTATATCTATTTCTTCCATTAGAACATCTCCTTTTGTTGTTCTCTACTAATTTTTTGTTCATCAACTGTTTCTATTAAAGCGTGACACACTGCCCATTCCCATTTATAAGGATTGTTTTCATCCTGTAATTTATATCTATTACCACAATAAAGATTACCTTCTAAGTCTAAGTACTTAATCTTATTGTCTTTACATAGGTAAGGAGCTTTGTGAGTCCTGTCAGGTGGAGCTGGTACATCAAAGTTATGATTAGGATATTTCTTTTGCAGTGTAGCTTTTAATCTCTCCACTGCAAATGAATCTCCTATAGGTTCTAAAGCCATTCAGTTGGGCAATCAGTGTCACCCCATCCTGTCCAGCCACAGCCCTCTTTGTCGCCATAGTTGTTACAACTCCAGCTAGGTATCTTACCAAACTTACCTGGGTCATCTTGCTTTTTCTTTCGGTTGTCCTCTATCCATTCAGATTTACCACACTCTGGGCAGTTCTGTGTAATGTCTTTGAATTCACCTAATACTTTTTCAATTTCACTTGTATCTTCAGACACAACTTCAATCATTGTGATGTAAGTATTCATCTGTTCACTGTTCCATTCAGATATTTTTGTAGGAAAGCCTTGTGTTTCTGTGACATCTTTGTATGTGTCATTCATCATTTTCTTTCTTACTTTCTCATCTGGTATCATAGCTGCAACAGTATGGTCAAGCTGTTGTTTGTTGTTAGGATTATCTTCAACCTCTTTGACAAACTCTTTCTTAGCTTCAGCTAATGCTTTATCTTCTTTCTCAATAACAACATCTTTAACTCTACCTTTTTTCTCAATAGGTTCTTGTTTGTTATCATCTGCATAGAAGTCATCAGTTCCTGACCATAGCTCTACGCCAAGACCGAATCTCATACAAGCTCGTTTAAATGCATCACTCTCTGCAAGTTTAAGACACTCACCAAGTGTTGCTCTGTTAAGTGCTGCTGATTCTACATCACCAGTACCATCATATGAACCCATACCTTCTATAGTTATAGTTCCTTTACCACCAATAACTTTGTCATTGATAATAATAGGTTTGAACTTCCAGTCATACTTAACATCACAATCTCGTAGTCTTTCTACATACACTGCGTGGTTAACATACTTGCCGAATTTTCCCTTGGGTGGGTCCATTACTACTTCCTTTGGAAAAGGTTTAAGTAATTTCTTTTTAGTTTCCTTATTCATTTATTCTCCTGTTATTATTAAAAGTAGCAAAATGTTTTTATTCATTTTGTTTCCTTTCTGATAGTAGAGCCTCTAGCAATAGAGGCTTTTCTATTTACTATCTTCTTCTATTAATTGATATAATCTCTGTCTTGATATATCTAGTATCGTAGCCATATCAGTAAGTGGTACACCTACATTACGACCATTGTTAATTAGTTCTGTTCTCTGTTTCTTTAGAGTACTGACTAAGTCATTAGCTTCCTGTATTAGGTAAGCTACATTATGCAATTCTTCTAAGACACTTTTTTTGTGGTCCATAGATTGCAATAGATTATTTGTGCGTTGATTCACGCTTCTCCTCTCTGTCCAGTCGCTACTAGCGTTAGCTAACTGATGTTTTATATAGTTCTTTAAGTCCAATAAAGTCGCCACTATCGTTATCAATAATAGATACAACATTGAACCCAGCCGAACGAAGCTCGGCAAACTTTACTCTTGCCTCTGCTATCGTTGTAGATTTGTCACCATCAAAGTAGTACACTTCTGAACCACCATAGATACTGTGACATTCTATTCGTATAGACATAGAACCTCTTGGTTGCTTACTGTCATTGTAACTAACATTATAATTAATGTATAGCTTGTTATAAATATCTATCAGGTGTCTGTTTAAACACACACCTGTTAGATACTTACTCTTCTAACACATTGAATAAACGCATTAGTCGTAAGTCCTCTTCTCTTTCTTTATCAATTTCTCTCTGTGATTTGTAACCACCATACTTTTTTACGAGTACTGTGAAGAGAAAAGATACGGCTAACATATCTAGGAAGGTCATTGCTTACCTGCTCTCTTCCTGTCATCTTGTTCGGCTTTCATCTTCTTTACAAAAGTTGGGTGGTTTAATTGTGTACCACCTTTCTTGTTAGATTGACTTCGCCTACGCTGTGCTCTATTCATTATTCTTCCTCCTTTATTGGTGTCAAATCATCATATTCATCAACTTCAAAGGTTTCGTTCATATAATCACTATTGAAATTATATAACTTGCCGTTTTCATCTTGAACAATTACTTGATATAACTCATATTCTTTAGCCATTATTCTTCCTCTCTTGTATCTTCTACATTAAATTTGATAGTTATATATTGATTCGTGTCTGCTACAAACTCCCAATCTGTATGTCCAAACAAACTGTCACACGCAATATCTAAATCATCTGTATCAACAGAAGCAAAACCTCTGTTGTGTATTAAGTCTTTCATTATTCTCCTTCTCCTCTGAACATCTCCTCAAAGCATTCAGGGTGTACACCAGTTAACAGTTGCTCTCGCTCGGCTCTGCTATGTTCTGGAAATATATCCTGAATCAATCTTCTTAAATGTCTTGGTGTTTCTGTAAACTCTTTAAACTTTTCTCTGT